CAACTACCATCCTTATCGTCCGCAGAGGTGTAAAGTGGTTGACTCCTATTATTTAAGGGGCATAGGTGCCGCTGTTCAAAGAAAGACATATTCGTCTTTTAATTTGGGCCACAGGGGACCTGGGCGCTCGTAAACTGCCATATTTGGACTTATGTATCCTGAGTACCTCTCAAAGTAATCCTTCCAAACATCAGGCATGTGATTAAGAAACAAAGATCCGCAAAGGGGGCTAACCTCCTCCATTGCATCAAAATACTTCTCCATCTCAACCTGCTGCTCTTTGGTGATGTTATATAATTCTTCTACTAAATTTCGTGTATTCATTCCTGGTTCTGAGAACAACATCTGTCCCGTTTTGTTCATCATCTCATGGTACTTAATCGCATCATTCATTATCTCCAACTCATAAGCATTGAACAATGAAGTTCCTCTAGCTGCAACAAAACGTCTTACTTCATACGAACGCGTCAATCTTAATGTATTCTTTGCTAAAGAGCTTAGTATTGGGCATGATGGGTATTGATACGCCAAGGAGAGAGCTTTACACCTGAGGAGTGTCATCTTAACATTCTTTTTGCTACGAATGTATTTGTGACTAGTCCACCCGAAGGTGGCTAATACTTCCCGAGGATCGGACACATTTGTCATGTCAATCGGATCGAAGACCATACCGCAAAAACTGGCTCTACAGACATCATAGGTGTACCCTAATTTAATCCGGAGTCCAAAGTCAGCGAAGTCTTTGGTGGTGAGATCCAGCTTCGTTGTGAACACTGAATCATCACCTTCTACCTTTGCTTTAACTTCTGCAAAGGGATCTTTTTGGTGACAAACGTACAAAATAAACATGAGGTTAGAGAAACCATTCCCCAAGCTGGTGTTCATTTCGCCACTCATTCTTTTTGCATCCAACTTCATGAGGATGTTTTTAAACTCGATTCTATTTGTTTTAATCAATGCACTGATCAATTTGAGAAAGTGCCGTCGCTCGGGCAAATATCTGGTCATGTATTTGTACAAAACAAATTCGCAATCTTCCTGCACAAGGCGCCTGAAATGGGCCTCAAATGAAGAAAAATCTGTGAAATAGGTTTTTTGGTTCTGAACATAGATATCGCGGAGGATAGTCTCAGGTCTCTTATTGATTGGTACCTTCTTAATGAATTCAGGTCGTGCGAAAACCTCGTCAGATATCAATTGGAAGATGGGGCCAACTAAGGTCTTATACTCATCTGTTCGCGAATTGATAGCACGGGCATGTTTATATTCTGGGTAGAATTCATCTTTGATAAATGATTTAACAAAGGCGAGTTTTGGATCATATGGATCCTTGATGTTGTTGTGTTTTTGAAGCAGTTCCTCTTTACGTTTCACGGTGTAAGGTGTATTCTTCAGCCATGTTTCAGTGCTGGTATCTGCATCAATAGCAAGAGGTTTTAAATTCTTCTTGCACCAGTTTTTAACAAATTTTCGGAATTTCTTTTTCGATTTCTCATATCCTGGGATTTTTGGGCCTACTCTATACAGGGCACCTTCTAGAGTTGTGCTGGTATCCGACAGATCAGGATGGGGACAAGCCGCTCCTTCAACGTGCATACCTAATGTTCCAGCAACTGGTCTTCGTTCATTTCTGTCGTTGGGACGGGTAGAAATGATCTTAATACTGGGATCGAGAATAATATCTGTGGCAATCGATGATGTCTTTGGCCAAACCTTAGGAAGAATGACCTCATCGGACCTATAGCCCCAAAGCAACATTGTCTGCGGAATTATTGCTTTGGGGCGTTGTAGAAAAGCTCATCAGGGCACGCCTGGCAATAGGCCCATCGTCTGTTTCTATAATAATGAAAAACAACATCAAGAGTAGTGTTTATAACGTCCTCTCCTAACAAATGTTGGTACTTGTCAATATTAACCCCATGAAAGTTAACTGATGATCTATTGAGCCTAAATTTAACAGAGGCTTCATCATCTAGTAAGTTAATTATATGAGGTGTTGTCAGCTGCATGAACAACTCGATCGAAATCTTAGCAGTATATTGGTTCTTCATTTTGATATTGACTCCACAAGGCATTTCATAAGTGGCGGTTGCATGTGCGTATTGGGGATCAATGTAGTTCATTTTTGACAAAGCTAAATTATCAGGTCTAGCATCATAGTCGACTCGAGGTTCGCATGGTGTATGGAGCCGAATCTTTCTGATGATATTATAACTTTTAATTAGTGACGGTTCTTTGTCTACATCATATTCGTCTATATAATAATCGCGATCATCAAGAAGTTCCACAGGGATATGGCAAGTCTTTGTGAAGTGGATTATGAACATGGGAAGTACTGTAAAAATAAACTGAGGATAACGGATGAAGAAATAACAAAACAAATAAGCGAGGTCATAAAATTGAGCCAGATCCTGCTTGAATTCGTAATTGAAAAAATTGTTAAGAAGGTGAAAATCCCTCTCCCAGTCTAATTTGATTATCCTTTCGGCTTGCAATTGTCTTAACACTGGCGTCAGATAATGTTTTCTGTGATCACTTGGGTCTCGAGAATTTAATAGAGCTTCAGTCTTCTTCAAACTCACGATGCAATTATACTGCCATCGGAATAAAGTAAAGATGAAATTCACTGATAAATAAATTTGAAACAAAGTCATGTAATCATGGAAAAGATCAATGACCCAAAACAATGCATTGGTGACCATATTAGCTTCAAACTCCGATATTGTTAGAATCCACATGATGAAGTGTCGTGAACTTCGTAATATGAATCCCATGAATGTAGCGTGGGGAGTTAACAGCCAATGTATCATGTACATAATTTGGTTGAAGTAAGACAAGGCTTCCCAATCGAGAAAAAATTGGGGCTTGTAAAGATAAATGGTGAATGCTAAGATCATTAATAAAGAGATGATACTCATTGCCGTCGTTGCTAGCATCCAGAAGGTCATCCTGCGCCTATGGGCAGTTATCAGTTGCATGAACAAAGGCAACTGTCCTTCTTTGATATTGATTCCCTCGACAATCTCACCTGTAGGTGCTCTTATTTCTTTGTCTTTGGAGAAAATCTTCTCAATTTGAATCCAGTTTTTCTCATTTGTCTGCTTAGACGACTCAACCTTTTCCTTGTACTTCTCGTTTTCAAGTTTGAGGGCTTCAATCTTAGCATCCATTTCACCTAACTGACGTTGGGCTTCATTATCAAGTTGTTTCTTGACTGGATCGGGCATTTGTTTTAGAAATTTATGCTCTTTCTCGGTGCACTTGGCCGCAATGTGACCTCTTTTTTGACACCTATTACATTTAACACCCTCGCGGGATTTTGCGAATGCGTTGGACTCCTTCACCCATTTTTTATCAAAGGCTCGGACTAACTCACAGTTCATCTCATTACAATGGGGCCCATGACCGTTCAATTGATCATGTTCCTCAGGTTCATAAGGTATCTGTGGAATCTCAGACTGCTGCTTCGCTTCATGCAACATATTATCAATTAAATCAGGTTGGACAACAGGGAGCACACCATTGGTGTTGCAGGGAGTTTTAACCCTCTCAGAGCTCTGCTGAATGTCGTTTTGTTTAATAGTTTTGCCAGTCCGGGCCTTACGCGCACCCCCCTGGTTTCGTTTAATCGGCTTCACGTGACTAGCACTACCGGACTCGGGACTTACACCCAAGTTGCGTTTATCCTTTGGAGACCTATTCATGTTGCCATAAGCAGTTACCGCTGGTAAGATATGAGTTGCGAATTCATAAATGGAAAGACAGATTCCACTGTTTTTGAAGATTGACCCGAAGATCAACCCTCATCAGGCAAGGTGTGAAAGCGACCTCCGGTTAGAGAGGAGCAAAGGTTTTAGATGGTTATGATTGCAAATGGACCCTCTGACTTAAACAGAACAGGAACCCTTCGAAACAGACTAGGTTGCCAAACCCAGGCTAAAATAGACCTATGTCCATTTTTGAAACGAGCCCAATGACTCGTACAGACCCCAAATTGGGCTGTTCGAAATGTCTCTGACTGAAC